AAAGGGAATGTCAATAAAAAAATCTAATCCTGGCGCAAGAAAATCATTTAGAGCACGAATGAATTGTGATAATCCTGGTCCAAGATGGAAAGCAAGATATTGGTCTTGTAGAAAGTGGTAAATAGGTTTATTAAATATATTACCATATTTATAGTATAAGAAGTTTAATTTTAAAAAGGCAAATTATGAGTACATTATTAATCATTTTAGGTGTTATCGGTGTTGCAGTAGCAACCTACTTAGTATTATTATATACAGGAAAAATCAAAGATAGAGATGGAGATTTTATTCCTGATGTAGTAGAAGATACTGTAGAAGATATCAAAGAAGATGTAGCTGAAGTTAAAGCAGAAGTAAAACGTAGAGCAAAAAGAGTTAAAGAAGAACTTAAAGACGTTAAAGCTGCTGGTAAAAACTTAGCTAAACAATCTAAAGATGTTGTTGAAGCTGTAAAAGGTGGAAACAGAAAAGGTAGAAAACCTTCCAAAAGAAAATCAGCTACTAAAAAATAAGGTGGCCGATGAAAAAGTATTTCGGAGATATTAGAAATCTAATAATCTTAGTTTTAATAATTGTAATATTATTACTTAGACAATGTAGTGGAGATGGGGGAGAAATTACCCCATCCGAGCCTACTATTGTTACAAAGGTAGAAACGAAATACGATACCATTACCATAGACAAGAAAGTTTATGTTCCTAAATGGAAAACAAAAATAGTTACACAAGTTGATTCTATTTTAGTAAATACTCCAATTGATACTTTAGAAGTTCTAAAAGATTATTACGCTAAAAATGTGTTTGTTGATAAGATTGAATTAGATTCATTAGGGTTTGTAACCATCACAGATACAATATTGAAAAACACACTCATTAATAGACTCGTTGAATCAGAGATTATAATACCTACAACTACTGTAACTCAAACTGAATATATAAATCCAAGAGAATTCTATATAGGATTTGGATTGAATGGAACATCGAAACAATTTAATTATGTTGGTGGTTCTATATTATACAGAACAAGAAAGAAACAGGCGTTTGGATTAGGTATTGGATTAAACGACCAGTTCCAACCAATAATCTCTACTCAGTTTCTTTGGAAATTGGGAAAGAAATGAGCAAAAACATAAAAGAACTTATTAGGGAAGAGTATGTAAAATGTGCTAAAGACCCTGTCTACTTCTTTAAAAAGTATTGTTACATACAACATCCAAAAAGAGGTAAGATTCTTTTTGATTTATATCCATTCCAAGAAGATGTGATGGGTGAGTTGGATAAACATAGATACAATGTAATCCTTAAATCACGTCAGTTAGGTATATCAACATTATCCGCAGGTTATTCTTTATGGATGATGTTATTTCACGAAGATAAAAACATATTGGTAATTGCAACTAAACAAGAGGTAGCTAAAAACTTAGTTACTAAAGTTAGGTATATGCATGAGAATTTACCGAGTTGGTTAAGAGGTGATACCGAAGAAGATAACAAACTATCCTTACGATTACGAAATGGTTCAACAATCAAAGCAACATCAGCTAGTGGTGATGCAGGTCGTTCTGAAGCATTATCAATGTTGATTATAGATGAGGGTGCATTCATTAAAGGTATTGATGAGATATGGGCATCAGCTCAATCTACATTATCAACTGGTGGTAAAGCAATCGTACTATCAACTCCAAATGGTGTTGGTAACTTCTTTCATAAAACTTGGTTAAAGGGTGAAGAAGGTGATGGTTGGAATCCAATCAAATTACATTGGACTGTACATCCTGAACGAAACGATAAGTGGAGAGCTGAACAAACTCAACTCTTAGGTGAAAAGATGGCAGCTCAAGAATGTGATTGTGATTTCATTAGTTCTGGTTATACAGTCGTAGATGGGCAACTTCTACAATGGTATGAAGAAACCCACGTTCAAGACCCAGTAGAGAAAAGAGGATATGATAATAACTATTGGTTATGGTCACAACCAAACTATACAAAAGATTATGTAGTGGTTGCCGATGTTGCGAGAGGTGATGGAGCAGATTATTCAGCATTTCACGTATTTGATGTGGAGAGTGTAGAGCAGGTTGCAGAATATAAAGGTAAGATAAGTACCAAAGATTATGGTAATATGTTAGTGAATGTGGCAACTGAATGGAATGATGCATTGTTGGTAATTGAAAACGCAAACATTGGTTGGGCAGTAATACAAGAAGCAATAGATAGAAATTATAAAAACCTTTATTATTCATATAAAGAGTTTGGATATGTAGATGATGATATTCATTTACAAAAAGCATATGATTTAAAAGATAAATCACAAATGGTACCTGGTTTCTCAATGACAAGTAGAACACGCCCATTAGTTATCTCAAAGTTAGATACTTATATGAGAGAAAGAGTTCCGATTGTTCGTTCTAAACGATTGATTGAAGAACTTTTTGTTTTTATATGGAATGGTAACAGAGCTGAAGCTCAACAAGGTTATAATGATGATTTAGTGTTATCATTTTCAACAGGACTTTGGGTAAGAGATACGGCACTTAAATTAAGACAACAGGGAATCGAACTAAACAAAAGAGCACTATCCTTAACATCTAAGCAGGGAGTTTTTAAATCAAATCAATCCAAAGCAAAAGATGCTTGGAAGATAAACACTGGTAGAGGTGATGAGGATATAAGTTGGTTACTATAAAATTTGGATATTAAAAATATTTTTTGTATATTTATATATTGTAGTAGTATATAAAAGAAAAACATTATGGCAGATACTTCATTATTCGGTAGATTAAAAAGATTATTCTCAACTCAGGTAGTTGTTAGAAGAGTCGGTAAAGATAAATTAAAAGTAGTTGATTCTTCAAGATTACAAGCAGATGGTAATAGAAGAGGTTCAGCTTACTATGATAGGTATGGAAGATTGCATGGTTCTAACTCAAGAAAGAATTGGCAGACATACAACGAAAGATTTAACTACCATTCAAATAAATTAGAATTATATACAGATTATGAAGCAATGGATAAAGATTCTATTATTTCATCAATCTTAGATATATACTCAGATGAGTGTACTCTTAAAAATGATATGGGTGATGTACTTAGAGTTAAATCATCTGATGAAAAAGTAAAGAAAACATTAAGAAACTTATTTTACGATGTATTGAACATTGAGTTCAACCTTTGGTCTTGGGTAAGAGGTATGAACAAATATGGTGATTACTATCTTTACTTAGATATTGATGATGAATTAGGTGTTGTAAATGCACAACCATTATCTGTATATGAGACTCGTAGAGAAGAAGGATATGATTTAGATAATCCGTATTCAGTAAGATTTGAGGTTGAAGAACAAAACACAAATGCAATCTCACAAAGAAATCAAACTAAGTTTTTAGAATCATTTCAGGTAGGTCATTTTAGATTACTTACAGATACTAACTTCCTTCCATATGGGCGTTCACTATTAGAAGGTGCAAGAAAGACTTGGAAACAATTAACTCTTATGGAAGATGCGATGATGATTCATAGAATTATGAGAGCACCTGAAAAGAGAATCTTCAAAATTGATATCGGAAATATTCCACCTGCAGAAGTTGATTCGTATATGAGTAACATTATAGACCAGATGAAGAAAACTCCATATATAGATGAAACTACTGGTGATTACAATCTTAAATTCAATATGCAGAATATGTTAGAAGATTACTATCTACCTGTTAGAGGTGGACAAAGTGGTACTGAGATTGATTCTCTAAGTGGAATGGAGTTCGGTGGTATTGATGATATTGAATACCTAAGAAATAGAATGATGGCAGCACTTAAAGTTCCAAAAGCATTTATTGGATACGAAGAAGGTGTTGAGGGTAAAGCAACATTAGCACAAGAAGATATTAGATTTGCTCGTTCTGTAGAAAGAATCCAAAAGATTGTATTATCAGAATTAACTAAGATTGCAATCGTACATTTATATTCACAAGGATATTCGGATGAACAATTGGTAAATTTCGAATTAGAACTTACTAATCCATCTATTATATATGAGCAAGAGAAAGCAAACCTTTGGTCTGAAAAAGTAACATTAGCAAGTGATATCAAAGATTTAAAAATGGTATCTCAAGAATGGGTTTACAAA